CGATCCGAATCCCGGCGGCCGAGATCATTCACCTGTACCGCGTGCTGCGTCCCGGCCAGATCCGGGGAGAGCCCTGGCTGTCGCGAGCCCTCGTGAAGCTCAACGAGCTCGACCAGTACGACGACGCGGAGCTCGTGCGAAAGAAGACCGCTGCGATGTTCGCCGGCTTCGTGACCCGTCAGAACCCCGAGGACAACCTGATGGGCGAAGGCGCAGCCGACGCCAACGGTATTGCCCTCGCCGGACTTGAGCCCGGGACGCTTCAGATCCTTGAGCCCGGGGAGGACATCAAGTTCTCCGACCCCGCTGACGTCGGTGGCTCCTACTCGGAGTTCCTGCGCACGCAGTTTCGGGCGGTAGCAGCTGCCATTGGCGTGACCTATGAGCAGCTGACGGGCGATCTGACGGGCGTGAACTACTCGTCCATTAGGGCTGGGATGCTGGAGTTCCGACGCCGCTGCGAGATGGTGCAGCACGGTGTCCTGGTGCATCAGATGTGCCGTCCGGTGTGGGCGGCGTGGATGAAGCAGGCCGTCTTGGCGGGGGCGATTGACGCCCCGGGCTTTGCCCGTGGCGGACCTGCTCGTCGTCGCCAGTACCTGCAGGTGAAGTGGATTCCCCAGGGCTGGCAGTGGGTCGACCCGGAGAAGGAATTCAAGGCGATGTTGCTGGCCATCCGCGCCGGTCTCATGAGTCGCTCCGAGGCTATCTCGGCTGCCGGCTACGACGCTGAAGACGTCGACCGGGAGATCGCCGCCGACAACCAGCGCGCTGACGACCTCGGACTGGTCTTCGACTCCGACCCTCGCCACACCTCCAAGAGCGGCACCGCTCAGGGCCGTGCGACGGGGGATGGTGATGTTGCGTCTACCGATGGCGCTGATGACGCCACACAAGACAGCAGTCGATCCACTGCCTGAAGGATTTCCATGACCCTGTTGCCGCATTTGGCGGCACGCCTTTTCGGTGTGCCGCTGGCGATCCATCGCCCAAAACTTGACGTGATCCTGGCCGTCCTCGGCCCGAGAGTCGGCGTGCCCGACCTGGCTGCTCCGGCGGGCTTCTCACCACCGACCCGCTCAGCGTCCCCGCAGACGCCGGGGGTGGCGGTCATTTCTGTCCATGGCACCTTGGTTCGCCGCACCGTGGGGCTGGAGGCCGAATCGGGCCTGACCAGCTACGCCGCACTGGCGGCCCAGTTGGACGCCGCCCTGGCCAGCCCCGACATCCGCGCGATCTTGCTGGATGTCGATTCGCCGGGTGGCGAGTCGGGTGGCGTGTTCGATCTGGCCGACCGTATCCGAGCGGCGACCAAGGTCAAGCCGGTCTGGGCGGTGGCCAACGACATGGCCTTCTCAGCAGCCTACGCGCTGGCGTCTGCGGCGAGCAAGGTGTTCGTCTCCCGCACGGGCGGGGTCGGCTCGATCGGTGTGATCGCCATGCACATCGATCAGTCCGAAAGAGACCTGCAGGACGGCGTTCGCTACACCGCTGTGTTCGCGGGCGACCGCAAGAACGACCTCAACCCGCACGAGCCGATCTCCAGCGAAGCCCACGCCTTCTTGAAGGCTGAGGTCAATCGCATCTACGGCCTGTTCGTCGAGACAGTGGCTCGCAACCGAGGCATTGAGCCGTCCACCGTGCGGGACACCGAGGCAGGCCTGTTCTTCGGCCAGGCCGCCGTTGCCCTGGGGCTGGCGGACGCCATTGGCACTTTCGATGACGCGCTCGCCCAGCTCCTCGAATCCGTTTCCCCGCTCCCGAATCTGGAGACCTCCAAGCCAAGCCTGACCTCAGGCCTGGCCCGGGTGAGCCACTCGGGTCTTCTCCGCAACCTCCAGATGGAGTCTTCCATGAACGACCAAAACGCCCGAGGTGGCGAAAGCTACCAAAGCGACCAAAGCGACCTCGCTTCTCCAGATCGGCCGAATGCTGATCCAGGGGGCAGCACCCCTGGCACCCCGCAACTGGCGGCCGCTACGGCCACCGCCATGGCCATGGCCCAAGCCGTCGAGATCGCACAGACCTGTGCGCTCGCGGGACGTACCGACCTGATCGCCGGCTTTCTCGAATCCCAGGCCTCTGCCGCCCAGGTGCGCAGCCAACTGCTGGCCGCACAAGCCGAGGCGAGCCCGGAGATCCGCAGCCTGATCAGTCCGGATGCGCCCGCACCGACGGCCTCATCCCCTGGCGTGGCCAACCCCGTGATCCAGGCCGCCAAGCAACTGGCCTCGCAATCCCTCGCATTCAAGAAGGAGCACTGACATGACGACTGTTCTTACCGAGCCGATGAACCTGGGCGACCTGCTCAAGTACGAGGCACCCAACCTGTACTCCCGCGACCTGGTGACCGTCGCCTCCGGCCAGAGCCTGGTGCTCGGCACTGTAGTCGGTGTGGTCTCCGCGACCGGCAAGGTCCGGCAACTCGCCCCTGCAGCCACTGACGGATCCGAAGTGGCCGCCGGTGTGCTGCTGCAGGACTGCGACGCCGACCTGATCGATCGGGAGGACGGACTCATCGCAGCCCGACACGCCATCGTCGCCCACCACGCTCTGGTGTGGCCGGCCTCGATCACCAACGCGGAGAAATCCGCCGCCATCGCCCAGCTCAAGACGCTGGGCGTTCTTGTCCGTCAAGGAGCCTGAGCATGAACAACCCTTTTAGCAACCCCGCGTTCTCGATGGCTTCGCTGACCGCTGCCATCAACATCCTGCCCAACCGATACGGGCGCCTTGAGGACCTGAACCTGATGCCTCCCAAGCCGGTGCGCCAGCGCCAGGTCATCGTGGAGGAGATGAACGGCGTGCTCAACCTGCTGCCCACCCTGCCGCCGGGGTCGCCCGGTACGGTGGGTGTTCGTGGCAAGCGCAAGCTGCGCTCTTTCGTGGTGCCACACATCCCCCACGACGATGTCGTGCTGCCCGAGGAGGTTCAAGGCATCCGCGCCTTCGGCTCGGAGACCGAAACCGAGAGCGTCGCAGGCGTGCTGGCACGGCACCTGGAGACGATGCGCAACAAGCACGCGATCACCCTGGAGCACCTGCGCATGGGTGCCTTGAAGGGCGTGATCCTGGACGCCGACGGATCAGTGCTCTACGACCTGTTCGACGCGTTCGAGATCACCCAGCAGTCGGTGAGCTTCGAGCTCGGCACGGCAGGCACCAACGTCAAGGCCAAGTGCACCACGGTGCTCGCGGCCATCGAGGAAAACCTCAAGGGCGAGTTCATGAACGGGGTGCACTGCCTGTGCTCGCCCGAGTTCTTCGCTGCGCTGACCGGGCACGCCAAGGTCGAAAAAGCCTTCGAGAACTGGCAGAACGGGGCCATCCTCATCAACGACGTACGCCGTGGGTTCACCTACGGCGGCATCACGTTTGAGGAGTACCGGGGCCAGGCAACAGACGCCAGTGGCACACCGCGTCGCTTCATCGCGGCGGGTGAGGCACACGCCTTCCCGCTGGGCACGGTCGACACCTTCGGGACCTACTTCGCCCCGGCGGACTTCAACGAGACCGTCAACACCATGGGCCAGGCGCTCTACGCCAAGCAGGAGCCGCGCAAGTTCGACCGGGGAACCGATCTGCATACGCAGTCCAACCCGCTGCCCATGTGCCACCGCCCGGGCGTCCTGGTCAAGCTCACCGCAGCCTGACCGATGGGCCCCATCCAGATGATGGAGACCGTCTACGCGGCGGCTGCTGGTGCCGGGCTGCTCCAAGCCTGCAACTGGCAGCCCGCTGATGGATCAACGGCGCAAACCCACGCCGTGGGGTTCTCGTGCCCTGACGACACGGTGCTGGATGGTCTTGCTGGCAGCACCGAGTACGCCATGATTTTCCCGGCCTCGATCTTTGCAGGCTTGTCGGCACGAGAGCAGGTCCAGATCGCTGGAGCCACCTACCTTGTCAGAGAGGTGGTGGCCGTCGGGGACGGGTCCGAGCGGCGGGCCCGGCTCAGTAAGGTCTGACGGCATGGCCGGCAACTCGATCCGCGAGCAGATCCTGCTGGCGGTGATGGCGACCGTGCGTCCGGCAGCCGAGCCACTGGGCGCCACGGTGCACCGGTCGCCGACGGTGGCGATCAGTCGTGAGCACTGCCCGGCCCTGGTCGTATTCCCCGAGGGCGAAGCGATCACCGAGCGCAGCAACGACCGGGTGGCCAGGGAGCTGACCGTGCGCATCGTCGCCCTGGCCCGCGCCATCCCGCCACTGGCCCCTGAAGCCGAAGCCGACCGCCTGCTCAGCGCTGCCCACGCCGCCCTGATGGCCAACGCCAACCTGGGGGGACTGGCGCTGGGTGTGCGTGAGCAGGAGTGCGAGTGGGAGGTGGAGGACGCAGACGCCGTCGCGGCTGCCATTCCTGCCCGCTACGCCATCAGCTACCGCACGCTGGCCCGTGACCTCACCCAACCAGGATGACCCATGACC